TTCAACATTAGTAAGTTCTAGTTCGGTTAAAATTTTTCCAAGAATATCCATAGAATCATACATTCCTTGGTCTTCATATTTGGTATATAGTTTTATAATCCTGCTTTCTGTTATTATCATTTTAAAACTCCAAAAAATCGTCTATTGCTATGCTTTGTCGTGTTGGTGTTTCTTTACCAATAGCACGAACAATGTTATTAAGTGGATTGTCAACCAATCGTGATATGTGTGAAGGCATATCAACTTTATAGTGCTCAAAGAACCAATCAGGTACCTTTTCTGCATCAGTTGGAATAGCAATACTCTTAAACCGTCCAACTTTCTCAGTTATGTAAAACACTTTTATCTTCATACCTGATATGATGGGCATACTCTCATTATCACCATACTTTTCACGACATATGTTGTAGTGTATGCTTGCTGCGACGTGTCCAGGCAAACGAACACCAGTACCATTCACTTTCAACTCTTGTGTATAATGCTCTACCCTTTGAACACCCTTCGGTAATCCAATCGTCATTATATCCTGTTCGCTTCCTTCTTCTAACTCGTCTTTGTAGTCAACGATATCTTTTGCAATGTCTTCCCAAGACTCACCTTTCAGCAACCGTCCAACAAACTCGTTAAGTTTCTTAGACACAATAGCAGGTAGTGTCGTCTTCTTCGTATCCAACCCCATAACTTTGAGTTTGTCTACCTTATCCCCTTCATTATCTACAACACGAAGAATGTAGCGTTTCTTTTCAACAAAAATACCACGACTGGCTACAATCTCTCTACCAGTTGCAATCTTATCATCATACCCTTCACCACACAAGAATGTTTCTCTCATATATTCAGGGAATGATTCGTTAATCTTCTCACCAACCATATCAGCAATTAATATAGCTTCTTCGTCTGTTTCAGCGTGCGTGTTAAAATAAGTACTATCAGTATCACCGTATACGACTGACCACTTATCAGAATACCCATAATGCTTTTCGCCGTTATGAGGTTTCTTTGTATCCAAATCAACATATGTTCCATTCGTTGTTAGTTTATATTTTACAACATCTGGCATTGCATATGTACCATCTAACAACTCACAAGCCTTCGCACATTGGTGCGTAAGAATCATTCGTCCAGTGCCTGTCGTACTCTCTCCCATTCGTAAATCATAGAAACGGAAGTAGGCATTATTCAATGCACCATACAAACTGTTCAATTTAATCTTATACACGTATTGGAGTCTATCGTAGTACGCCGCCTTATCTTTATCGCCAGCAGCCTTCGCTTCACCTTTCATCTTCTGGTATTTCTTGCGAGTGTTGAACCAATCTTCAAGTATTGAAGGAATAATACCCTGCTTGGACTGATCAAAAACTGTTCCATATCCACTAACTGCACACTTCGCTTCTTTGAGATAGTTTCTCCATTCATCAGCGGTCTTCTCAATCATCTCACCAGAATCAAAGTCCATTATTAATTTAACGAAACTGCCTTTTGCAATCTCCGCAGCAGCCTTCGTCGTTTCTCTAAACTGTCCAATCAATGTTTCAGGACTAATGTTGATGGATTGGATACTTCGTGGGTATAGTGATGTAACATCAACAGAACCGATCTTATCGTGCATACCAGTTTGTGGTATGAGAACGAGCGCACCTTGAATACTACCAGAATCTCCAATCTCGTTGTTGTTAACACGAAGGTTAAGTTCATGATTACAATAGTTGACGATAGCAAGTTCAGCTAACTTCAATGTTCCAAGAACGTGCTTGAATAATCCAGCAGAGATGTGAACCATTACATTAGCAAGACCAACGTAACCTAACTTCTGCTCAAAACCTTTTAGGATTTCTGTATCACGAATATTGTATCGGATAAAGGTTAAGAAGTCATTCTTATACAAATCTGCAAGAGTGCCTTCGTATTTTAATTTTGGTAATTCAGGAACAACCTCATCTGCGATTGCTTCCAACTTGTAAGATGGGCGACCGTCCATCTCATATTTCTTGAATAGCGCCAAGTAATCGAGACTAACTCGTCCTGACAAATCTAATGTTTGTGATGTTGTACCATACATTTCAACTTCGCGGTACTTTGGTTTATCTGCACCAGGAAACGATAACTTACGAAAGTATGTAGCTCCTAGTACCTTCTCAATTCTTTTTGCAATATATGGCATATCGAAGAAGTCACTGTTCCACCCACATAGGATGTCACTATCTTCAATCTCTGCTAATATGTTTAATAATAACTCTTTTTCAGTATCAAAAAATATTACTTCCATCTCTGAATCAACAGGAGCAATATCGTGTAAATCTTGTATGAATTTGCTTTGGTCAAAATCATCACCATTCTCTTCAATCCACTTTCCAGTCTTTGGAGGTAAAGCAAACACAACAATCTTATCTTTCCATTCATGATAGAATGCGATAGCATTGATTGGAGCATAGGGATTATCAATCGTACTGAACCCAATCAGTTTATCGTAATCCACTTCGATATCGAGGAATGTCATATGAATAGGTGGGGCAGGTTTGCCGTAGTACTCATTTGAAAGAACTTTTAACTCAGGTGGGATATCTGATTCATATATAGTGTAACCACTACTAATCATATCGTCTCGTGCTTCTCTAAATTCTTTAGAAGTACGGAACGGAACATTCGTTAGTGGTTCTCCATATATGCTAGAATCTTTTCCTTCTGGGTCTTCTGCATAGAAGTTGAATGGAGCGGGAAAGATTCGTTCACTACGACCGTTCTCATCCCGCTCCCAAACTATTACATCTTCACCTCGCCTAATGGCAGAGACATAACTCATACAAGCACGCCCACCAATTGACCTTCACCAGCAAGAAGATACATTTCACCTTCAAACTCAATCTCCTCACCAGTTCCAGGAGTGTACATTACTGTATCGCCTTCTTTAACTGTTGTGGTGACAAAGCTACCATCTTCTGCATAGTCACCAGGACCAACAGAAATCACTTCACCGTACAATGGTTGTTCTTCTGCACCTAACGATAAATGGATACCACCGTCTGTCATTGTTTTCTTTTCTGCCTGACGAATAAGTACTCGACTACCCAGTAACCGAATACCCATTATACCACCTCAGATAAAACAGTTTTATTTTCAACCAAAGTTTCATACAACAATTCGAAGTCTTCATTCTCTGCTTGAAGGTCAGCGTAGTTATGTTTGTACATAGTCTTGGCTAATTTGTTGATAGTCTTTTTTGGAACACCATACTGACGAAGAATTTCGGCAGCGATTTCTTTCATTGATTCTTTTTCATCATCTGCTCGTTGCATACAATGAGTCATTTCTGAAAGCATTGCTTTCATTTTCTTACGGTCCTCAACTGAGGCTGGGATTACTGCTCTGTCCATATTGTTCTCCTTATTATTTTTATTATGGTAAAACTAAAAACCTTGCATATTATTATACGCAAGGTTGGTACAAATGACAACAGGGTTAGTTTAATCTAGAAGGTTCTTGATAAAAAATGTGGTCATCAATTTGGGCGACCAAGATAAGTTTCTTTGCCCATCTTGGGTATTTTTTCATCCAGTCGGCATGATAGTGGTCAGCACCTTTTGTAAAGTCCTGAATACCACCAGCAAGCAACGCTGACGCTAATCTTACTGCTTCTTCATATGCTGATTTTTCAATTGGAGTGTCTGACTTACCATCAAGTGTCCAAGAAAACTGTGCAACCCATTTTCCATAGCGTTTACTCCAACGCTTCTGCCATACTACCTCACAGATTGAATTAGGAAAGTTTTTGCTATTCACACGATTCAGTGTTACGAGACCAACTGCAAGACGACCCTGCAATTCTTGGTCACGAGATTCAAAATAAAGGTTCCTAGCCATACAACGAAGTTCTTTCTTGTATTTCACATTAATACTTGAAGGGATTTTCTTTCCAGGATATTCGTCAGCACCAAAACTAAAATCGTGAACAGTATAAGGTACCATCTTTATAGGAATATCAATATCCTGTTCAGCCACATTACTTTCAGCAACACCAAACATCATTCCAATCGTCATAACAACAGCAGCCGCTGAAATCACTACTTTCGAATGTAAGGATATACGAGGACACCCGTCAAATATTTTGCGTCTTTTAATATTCAAATTCTTATAATCGTGCTTAACCATACAATCTCCTGTACATATCCTATTCTATTATAATATTATACTATACTTTAGGGTGAAAGTCAACAGGTAATTTTACGCGAATTCCTGCAGCCAAGATATGTAATCTCCAGGAAATATTGCAGGATCATACAGATAGGGGTGTTTTGCAGCGATGTGGAATTTAGCAATGAACGAATCGCCAGCAATAATTTCGTTGGTTGCGTTTATGAAGTGAGGACCACTTGGAAAGATTACCATTGTCCCTCTTTCTGGATTTAATCCAAAACCGTGTTGTGGAAATTCTAGCTTACCACCATACACTTCAAAGTCACCATCGAATGGTGTCTTGTCTCTGTAGTCACTCAAAAATATAACTACAGTAAAATCTCTTTCTTTAGTCTTCAACCATTTCTTTCTTAGATACTCACTATTTTCACAATGCACTTCCTCACCAATACAACCTTGAGGGAACCATTCGAATTGCATTTGAGTCATTCCTTTATATTCAAACCCAAATCGTCTTTCCATCTCATCAATAATAGGAGTCATTCTTTCAAAAATAGCATCCTGATTTAATTCGTGGTAACGGAAAGTGTGAAGAGGATTCTCATCCTTATCAACATCTGGGATAGTGAATTCAAGATTATCAACAATCTCTTCGCACATCATTGGTGAAAGGAATTCTTGTTTTATATAGAAAGGGGAAACGGTTTTCATTATTTAAAAATTGAAAGCATTATGTTTTCTAGTTCTGTTGCTGAATAGAGTTTTTCTGGAACTTCAACATCTTCAAACATATCTTGTAGAGCATCCCAATTAACACCACCATCTTCAACCATTTTAGGATCGTCTTTCTCTTTACCCATTACAACGAAGTCGCCAGCCTTAATAAAGTTCTGTCCAAGAAGGATCTTATCAGGCATACCACTTCGATCATTCAAGTTGAATTGAACTTTCTTAATAACACGATTTTGTTTAGCAGTATCTTTATTTGGAAGAGTAACATCGAAAGCAACAACTGGGCGATTTTCTACACCACCATCCGCAGTACTAACTGCTTGGGTGTCAACAAGAGGCATCGTAATCTTTCTATCACCAAACGAGAATGATACCGTACCATTGCCACGATTGACATTAACATTGTTAGCATCGAGCGAACTCATAGCTGCACCAGTATCTACTTTTGCGTTGATTGCATTTTCACCATTGAAACCAGTAAGAGTGATTGCAATTTTGTGTTTAATAATACGCTCATCAGCAATTTCAGCTTCTTTAACCATAATGTGTCCAATTCTTTGTTTAGGGACAAACTTTACTTCAACAGGACGAATATTCATTCGTGTATTTGCCCAAACTAAAACAACACGGTCTTGGAAACTTTTATCGTCATCTGAACTTGTGTGTCTTTCAGCATACGCTTCTTTATTTTCAGTCTTCTTGTTAAGGTTGTAGATTGCCATTGGCTTTTTCTTTTTATTACCAAGCACTTCTTTCAACTGGTACTCTGTGCTGTTAAGAAAATCATACTTAACACCATCAATAATAATATGTGTTGGTAATTCAGTAATTTTGCCTTTAACAAAATCACTTTTTAATTCTTGTATATTTTTGTATTCCATTATCGTTCCTTATTTAATTTCTCTAATAACACATATTGATTGATAGTTGACAATTGGACGACCTTTCGTCTTAACTACAAGTTCTCTCGCCTCGAAACATTCTGAAACTGTAGCATATTCACCTTCTATTGTAGAAGCGACCCCTCCAGTTTGAAGAATAGTTATTAGTACCAACACGAAATCCATTATTTAATTTCGTCAGCTAATTCTTTCGCCAATGCTTTAATTGCATATTTGTGTTTTTCATAATCTTCTAGATTTTCAGGAATCCAGAATTTCATCTTTTTCATTCTGTGAACAACCTCTTTAAACTCAGCTTCGGTAGATTCGTTTAGTGGGACACCAGCTAATTCTTTTAGTCTATTATTATCCATTTTCTTTCTCGGCTTCTTCCCTTCCAGCTTTTGAGCGATTGTATGCTGATTTAATTTGATCTATTACATATTCCAAGTCTAAGTCATTCTCTAAACAGTGAATGGCTAAACCTTCAATAATATCGTCAGTTGGGATATCGTTAGCTACTGTGTTAACATAATCTTCATTTACCTGAACGCCAGCTAATTCCATAAGTCTGTCTTTTTTCATAATTACTCTCCGTGTTTCTTATAGAAGGTATTTATGCGTTTAATCAATGGTTCAATGTAATCATCCACCTGTCCCTTGAAAACCTGCGGCATCATTCCTTTCTCCACAGCAATCAGGATAACAAACTGGTCAATCTGCACTCCAAACATCTCCTGATACATCAACGAATACGCAGTACACTGCAATTTGTAGTCTTCAATCATATCATCTGTTTTGTTGTTATTTGAAGTCTTGAAATCAATGATTGATAATACACCATCATATTCCCCCACACAATCCACACGTCCTGCTACCTTTGTCATTTCACTGAACATTGGTAACTCTTGGGCGCGAATATTGTTGATTTTGTTTAGACGGAATTTCAGCTGATTGAACATTTTCACATTACCAGCATCGTGTCCTTTTTGGGGATTGTCTATATTGTCAAGATAGTGTTCGGCCATCTCGTGAACTGCCGTGCCACGATCAGCACAACGCCTCGTTTCTTTCTTAGCCTTATCAATACCAAGCGATTGTTGCCACTCTTTTAGAAATGGTTTTTCTTGATCGCCAAGTATTGTTGTAATGGATGCATATTTCTCACCATTGGGAATAGTGTACCAACGTTTGCCGTTAGTAATTTTTGCATCTAATTCTTGAAATTGAGGTTTGTTTGTATGAGTGAACATACGAGTATTTATCTTCATAGAAGACGTATTATCCATTAAAAATGGATAAATGTCAACAAGTTACTTTTTCTTAGTGACTGTTTTTTTCTTCGTTGAAGCTTTTTTCTTAGGGGTAGCAGCTTTTTTCTTCACTGAACCTTTCTTTTTAGGATCTGCTTTCTTTACTGAACCCTTTGCTTTAGAATTTTTCTTTTTAGAGGTACCTTTTTTCTTAGGTGCATCACCTTTGACTTCTTCTTTTGCATTTTCTTTTGCTGCTTTAGTGTCTTCTTTCATACCCATATAAGCTAAAACCATAAGTACAACAAACAATCCAATTGTTAATTCCATTCCTGTCATTTTATTTCTCCAGTAGTTTGTTAATGATTTATTTTATATGTTTTATTCTTTCTCTTCTGGCTCTTCATCTGGCACATCACGTGTTTCATCTTGAAGTTCTTCGATCTGTTGTTCCAGACCAGGAAGAACAGCACCTAAATCATCGTCAACCAATTCTGCTAATACATCTTGGAGCTGTTCAATTCGTTCCTCAATATCATCAAAGTCACCAGATAGACCAAGAGATTTCATATTTTTTCTTAGTCTGGTCATATTGAGATCGTCAATCAACGCTTGCATGTCTTCTGCATCTTCGTTTAATTTATCAAGTGCTTCAAAAACATATTCAGCTCTTTCTAGCTCATCAACGCCCTCAGTAATCATTTCTTCCATTGCTTCTTTAAGTATGCTCATTATTTTGTTCCTTTTGTCTTTTTAGGTGTTTTACCAGATAGTCGTTGATTCATTCTAACTACCATTTTTGAAATAGCCTTTTTCTTAGTAATACGTGTCTTACGAATGCGGATACCTTTCTTCATACGAGAAACTTTGCGACCGTGACGAACCTTTCTTGGATCCTTACGAGTAGCACAAGCTTGTGGTGAAGCAACAATCTTACCTTTCTTAGGTCCAGCAGTACAACGGTACTGGCGTTTGATCTGTGTACCAACACGCTTGAATTGACGTAGTGCAGCTTCTGTAAGAATGTTTCCATCCTCGTCAGTGAAGATTTCTTCACAAACTACATCGTATAAAATTTCATCAAGTAACATTATTACTCTCCAGTTTCTTCTGCACGAATCTTTTTAATAGCCATTTGATGACGTTTGTTTTCAGCAGCAATTTTCTTCTGCATAGTATCTGCACCACCCATCTCTTTATCTAAACGTCTTTTAGTTGGGTCGTCTTTCATTTGCTGTCTTTTTGCTGCCTTTTGTCGAGCATCAAGTTTTGAATCATCTGTACCAGTATAATCAACATCTCCTGCATCAGCTAATTCTGTCATAAGATATTTTAAGAAAGTAGATTCCTTAACATTTTCTTTCTTTTCAGGAGCTTCTTCTTTTTCTTCTTCACCAGATGCTTGTTTCTTAGCCAAATCTTTTTCAGCCATATCCAATGCTTGGTTGAAGCGTTTGTAAGTACCACCACTCAATCCACGAACGTGTAATTTCATTTGAGCAAGCTCACCTTGTGCACGAACAATTTTAAGACACTTAGTGACTGTTTCAGGAGAAAGACCGAAGCCTTTACTCATCATTTCCTTAACGAGTGATAAAATACCTGTATCGCTCTTCGCTTCTCTAGTTTTTCTTTCAGCCATCTTACTACTCCTTAATTAATTTTTTGCTACAACTCTTGCATTCAATAATTTTATAGCTCGTTTTATTCCAACGCGAGCATCTTTTAAATTATTCTCATCCATTTGGCGGTCTGCTATTTGCAATAATTTTACTGCCGTATCAATCACTTTTCTATCTTGGGATTTCGCTTTTCCACCCAAGTCCATAAATTCATCTAACTGTTTAATACCAGCCAATTCCATTAAGCGTTCTTTCTTCATATCAATTCCTTATTGGTTATGTCGTAACATTTTTTGAAGCATTGTTAACAATTCTTCTTTACTAACTTCTGGTGCAGCAGTGTTCTCTTCCTCTTCAGGATAAACATCTTCGCCTTCGCCTTCTGCATCTACTTCGTGTTTGTATTTCGCCAACTGTGCCAGACGCTTTGCTTCTTCATTTTCTTTTTTCTTTCGATCGTTATGGGATTCCATATCGAGAATTTGTTCTTCTTGTTTTACTTTAGCGACAGATGCTTGTGCAGCGTAACGAGACTCTTCAGCCTTTGCTTCAGCAGATCGAGCTTCCGCTTCAGCCTTCTTAGCTTCTGCGTCTGCTTTCATCATATCAATAACTTGTGTTAGGGCAGTGCCAGCATCGGTTTCTTCTGTGTCAGCTTCCATATCCATATCATCGCCTTCACCTTCCATATCCATATCATCACCTTCACCTTCTGTATCATCTTCAAGACCAAGATCATCACCTTCACCTTCTACGGTTTGGTCCTCTTCTTCATCTTCTGGGATAGCTGGGAAGTCAACATCGACAATTTCAAACTTATCTTTTAGGTCAAATAATACTTCTGCAATTTCTTTTTCGGAGTTAATGTTATCTTCATCTTCATCTTTTGCAGCAAGTGCCATACCAAGTGCGGCTTCAAAATCTTCTGCTTGATCTTTGCGGACTGTTACTTTAATGATTGTGCCTGTATCATCTTCAAGTGCGAACGATGTTGTTTCTTCATCAGTAACATTTGCACGTTCAGCTTGTTTCAATTTAGAAATCACATCAGCCTGATCAAATGTAGAATCTACAGTCTCTTGAACATTCATAGGACGTCTGCGCATCTTTCTTTTCTTTTTCTTTTTCTTTTTGAATTCGGATTGGGAGTTTACTTCTGCTCCACCAACTCCGCCACGAACACCTGCAATATTGCCAGCAGAAATAGCACCAGCAGCAGCTTCTTCGTTCATTTTTTGTAATTCTTGAAGCAATGATTTCATAATAA